CATCTTTACTATCAACAAAGATTCGAGTACACCAATCTGGAGGTGTTGGTTGGTCAGGTGTCATCTGTTGTGCATAGGATATCGTTGATATCAGTGCTGTAACCACAAAAACAATAAACTTAATCATCTAGTTCTCCCAAAAATTATATTTGTAAGTTTCTCCATTCAGGTTTTGACCAATCACAGACATCCCCTTGATGTCACCTACCATGACGCTAGTACCATTGGTGAATTTAAAGATCGGTCGCATGTCTTTCCCTAACCAGTTCTCCATGTTGAATTTCAACTTAGTGAAATGTGCTTCGATGTGAATGATCACTACACTGCCATCACAGATGGGTGATGCAGTATCTAAGATGTATCGCCTCCCCTTAAGTGTATCTAGAACTGTTAGGTGGTAGATATATTGGATAGTGTCAAGGATCAGTTGATCCCCGTTCTTTAAACTACCTGGCTTGACCCCACCTTGTTTTTGTTGTAACTTTAAGAATCCTTTAGTTTCACTTTTTTTGATCTCTGGTGTGTCACCCATTTTTTAACCAACCCTTTCTATCTCGTAACCATTTTAAAGCACCATTGAGTCCATCTTCATTGACTTCCCCAATTGTCCACCCTATGACTCGAAGTAGTTGGGGGTGGAATCCTTCATCTAACAGTTGTACGATGAGTGCTTTAACCTCTGATTTTTTACGAACTTGGCGTCCATTAAATAACACCTGAGATTTTCGACCTTCTTTAGTGGCCTTTATTAACTCTCTGGCTTTATCATCAGGGTCATGGGCATGTTGAATTGTTTGTAAATCTCGCTCAGTAAAACGACCTGAGGCCGCAGCCTTTTGAATCCATGGAGAAAGTAATATCAGATGTTGTCTAACCTGTACCCATTTCTCTGTCTTTTTCAATTCCTTAGCGATAGATCTGATCGTTCTGTATGTCGGGAACAATTTATCTAAAGCATTCGCTTCTTCTAAGATGTTCAAGTCTTTTCGTTCCAGGTTTTCAATTAGGTTTAACAAAGACGACTGTCGCCCTGTAAGACCCGTTCTGATTCTGGCAGGTATGGTAGCCCACCCCAGTTGTTTACACGCTGTGAGCCGCCTGAAGCCGCATATCAGCTTGTACTTAAACCCGCCAGGGGGATCATCTGCTTCACTGATGGGTTGGACATCAACTGGAAAAAGCAGACCATCTTGTTCGATGGAAGCTGCTGTACTTTCTACTGATTCTGGAGTTATACCCTCACGACAGTTAAAACCGTCATCAACCCATATCTCAAATATAGGAATCTGGTAAACTTTGTACTGTTTATCTGCTTCCTTCATAAGTTCTTATTATTTCCTTATATTGAAGTATACCATGGGTTAGGGTAAAAGTCAAGTAAAAAATGCTTATTTTGATGAAAAAAGCCGAAATAATCGCTTAAATCGGCTTAACCATACGTGCCCGCACGTCCTGTTTGATCTCTACAGCTGGCCCATTGTCGTCATAGAAGGGTCCAGACCACTCGAAATCGGCTGGTGGATTGACATCATACCCATATTTCATAAGGTACGGGAACCAGTGGATTGTGAGTCTCTTAACCAGTTCCGATTCGCCTTGGTAATACTCTTGCCACTCTTTTTTTTCTTGGGTTTTGTGGTTCGGATCATAATCAAGTTTGACCGGTGTGCCGAATGTCGTCTCCAAGTCTTCTTCCAAATGTTCATAGTAAACAATGTGACCTGCGGTCTCTTCAAGGCCGTTGCTGGGGTGTAAACCTGTTTCCGATTCAAACATTTTACCTACCCATTCGCTGAAACTAAGGTCACTCTTTGCGTACTTCCAACGGGTCACTATAGTGTCAAATGGGTTACGTACAGTGGCAATGATCTTGTAATCAGAGATCTTTTTATTGGAAATTTCCGCCCTACCACGCCGTGTAATATCGTGGATATTAATATGGTGGTGGCCGCAGCGTGTGCCCCCAACTTGGGGTAGGGCTTTTTCTATAGCTCTGCTAGCTGTATGCGGCTCCATAAGATAGAGCCATTTCGTATTGTGGTTAGCCATTGCCATAACCAAGTTCCCCCATTTCAGTACCGTAGTAATTAATGATCTTTTTCATCAAATCACTAGTGAACATATTTTCAATAGTTTGCTCCGGTGCCCTTACACTGTTTTTTGATCGGACTAACTGGATATCAGGGAGTCCAGCACATACACACAAATTTGAAAATTCATAGTCCAGTGTTTCGTATTTCAGGATGAAGTTTGGTTTCACATTCCAGTTGTTATACAACATCAGAGGTGGAAACCTAGGGTGTTCTCCCGAAATAACGATATCAATAAACTCAGGGAAGGTATAACCCTTTGCTTTCCGAATCCAATAAGAGATCAAAACATCAAGATGATTACGAACAGTATGAACAATCAGTGCATCGTCTGGATAATCATCTGGTTCCTCATGGTGTTCGCCAATCGCCACCCCACCCATTGTTTGTAAGGCGTTGGCGACGGCATTACTCCCTGTCCGGGGGTTTGCTAAGAATACTACGGGGTGTCTGCTGCCTTGGATAAAGTATGCCATTAGTTCACCACCCTATTATCGACTTCGAATGCCCCCGAGCTATCAATCTCTACAAAGGCGTAACCATTGTTCCAATTGTTGATCCTAGAAAATTCAGGACTCAGTTCACACATACAACCTGTTGAATAAGCCTTGATCCATTTTCCCATGGTGGTTCGAACACTATGTTGGGATGTCCGATGACAATGTCCCATCAGTCCAGAATTACCTAACTTACGTGCTACTGCCCCGGCTGGGTTCTGACCACCCGCGCCGTGGAATTCATGTCCGTGTAGAATTGGTAAATCGCCAGCTAGAATCATCCGTTGGTCGGTGATGAATGTTACCCCAAACTCATCCAGTTCCAAGATTTCCTGAAGTTCAAATTTCTTGAATCTCGACAACTCTGGGGCTTGGTTAAACATATACTTTCGCCACCGCTCATCATGGTTTCCTTCTTTGAAGATGATATCTGCTTGAAAACTAGCTGTTAACCAGTCGAAGAATTCATGTGCTTGATCAATCTCAAACGAAGTATCCCTCATATTAGGGTTTTTCTCAAACCGTGACATCCGGTAAAAGTCAAGTAAATCCCCATTGATAATAATCATGCTGGGTTCGTATTCTTGGGCTTCAGCATACCATTTGTTTAGAGTTTTCTCACAGTGGTACGGGAGATGGATATCACTAATTACAGCGATACGTTCGGGACCTTTAATAACGTGAGGCTCCCATCCTTTAGATTGTGAAGGCGGTAGTTTTGGCACCCACCCTGCTTTTCCATTTTTACGTTTGTGATCTGAATTCATCGTTCTCCCTTTACCTGAGTTCCCTCGTCTTCGCCTTAGAGCGGAACGTACCTGCTCCAAATCTTTGAAAAATTTCTTATGGTCGTTGTAAATCCTTTTGGCTAAGGTTCGGGTTGGGACATCTGGAAAATCTGTAAGTGTTTCGTCCATTAAGTCAGTTATAAATTGGGGGTATCTCATATTAACCTCTTTATTTTTGGTAATAGTTCTTCAAATTCTTGAGTTGACCTAACTCTATAAAGTGTATACTGATTATTTTTCGCCCAATGTGTTTTAATTTTATCACGTTTTTGTTGGGCTTGGAAACTTGCTTTAGTCCTATGGAAGAAATGGTTAAATTCATAATGTTGGTTACCATCAAACTCTAACAGAATATTACCAATTCGGAAATCAAATGTTAGCATACGTTTATCTATACAACTCGGGTCTTTGAATTGTTCTTCAAATTCTATACCTAGTTGGGTTAAAATATTCGAAATATACTTCTCACCTTTACTTGAAAAACAATTTGGACATCCTGAACCCGTCATCAAGTTATTGGGCGTTGCAGACCACGTTGCCCCACATGAACATTTACAATCAATATTTGTTTTAGAATTCACGTATTCACCAATAATAGTAACATCTTCACCATGTTTTGACTGGTATGTTTTTTTGAATGTTTTAGTAGTATACCTTTCTTGACCACCACATCGAGGACATCCTGAACCCTTCATCAAGTTATTGGGCGTTGCAGACCACGTTGCCCCACATGAACATTTACAATCAATATTTGTTCTACTACAAATATACTTACCAACAACAGTTATACTATTGTTAGCATACCGACCCCGGTATTGTTTTATGAATCCCTGGTGAGTTAATTTCCTCATACTTCATCTGTGCTCCCTTGGTCTTTGATATTTAATGATTCAATTTCGTCTGGGAAGTAACGGCGACCCTCAGCCTTAAAACCCCGTTTGGCAATCATCTTTTGCATATGTTCGGCAGACTCAAGATCCCCTTTCACGGCAAGATAGTAATTTTCATACTCGCGGGGCATCTTATTTTTTAAAACTACAACACAGAGTACAAGGGGTTTTGGTTCTTCATCTTGTGACATTGGTAACCTCAATAAGTGTGGGTAACGTTTTTTCTGGTCTCGAAATGAGGGTTGATTGACTTTGAGATTAATCTACCCCTTAGTATCTCTGAGTATACATCTACAGTAGGTGTGATAATAACTCCCTCCCGATCCTTGAATCTAGATTTATATGTTGAAGGGTTGGCAACAGTACTCCCCCCGATGGTCATAGCTTCTACCATCTCCCAAGTGAAACCACCTTCGTACAATAAAGGTACTGTTCTAATTTGGCAAGACTCACAATGGGCACGAACCAAATCCCAAGGGATGAACAAACCATCCACCATGATGTCAAAAACCATAAGCGTGGGCTCTGTCATGCCATAATCTAAATCTGTAGTGCCAACTATTTCACCATAGACTGTTACGGCTTGTCGTTCATCACAAATGATGTTCAACATTTTCATCATTGATTCATCCATTGGGGCATAGTCATTAACAAATGCCCACTCATCATCTAGTTTCAATACAGAGAAGTTAGCATGTTCTCCATGTACTTTTTCTGTAATTCTAACGGGTAACCCTACAGTCCACGCTTGGTGGTGGTGGTATATCGAGTAAATCTCAGGATACAGTTGAGTCATCTAAAACCTCCAAATCCTTATCAAAGTCACCCATGGTCATCTTTTCAAGTTTTCGATTCTTACGAAGAACCTCCAAGACCCTACGATCCGTAGGAAGGTGGAATAGATCAACAATCATTGCACCTTTGTTCTCGTCCATACCTACCCTGTGGATCCTGTCTTCGCTTTGGCTTCTACTCGCGGGGTTGAAATCATTACTGTAGTATACACACATGACTGCGCCGGGTCTGCCCTTTTGTGGGCAAAGTGTTAGTGCTACGCCACCAGATTTAGGGTGCGCTACAAATGCAATCCTACGGTCGGGGTTTTCAATCCAATAATCCATTGGATTAGACAGTCGGATGTTCTTAGTTTTAGGTGACCCATCTTCATTGGGGACGCCCGTTAACTGAGAAATCTTCCAACCGCGGCCATCAACTCGCATAGTATCCCAACCTTCTCGTTGACAAACTCTGGTAATACGGTCTAGCGATCCAGTAAATCCAGCAAAGAATACAATCCGTTTTTGATCTTCGTTCTGTTTTAACAGGTCAACAACGGCGTCTTCTTTTGGACACGGTACTTCACGTGTTATCCTTTTATACTTATCAACCTTACGAGTACCCTCACAACTTCCACAAGGTCCAGTTACTTTTTCAAGATTTTTAACAAACTCTGGTGAGAGCATGTCGATATCTCGGATAGATGCGCCGGGTTCACTGGGGTTGATATAGTATTCTTCAGTTCCATCTGTACAGGCACTACACTCTTGGACCCCGTCCTTCACATCTCGATACTGAAAACCATCTGATAATGTCCTAAGATGTGTCAACCCAGTGATAACATTCGGGGCTGTCTTAGTCAAGGCGGAAGCCACCCGTAGTAAGGACGGAGAGGGTTCACATAGGATTTCTTTGTAAATCTTATCAGGAAGATCTAGACAATCCTTCTTGTGGACAATCGTAACCAATCCATCTAAGCGTTCTGATAATGCAAAGACTTCATTTTCTGATGGTTGGAAGTTATGGATGTCAAACCCAGTATCTTCCTCAATAATCAAACCTGTATCATCCATATGATGACCTTCATGCATGTAATGACCACAGGTTCCACACCTGTTTTCATCATCCCGCCATGCTGTCCGGGTATTAAATGATTGTCCGGCAAGATCATCTCGTAATCTATAGAACCCGAGTCTCTTTTCGAATGCCTGGACAGTTCCTTCCTTGATAAAACCAGGTGCCGCAATCTCACAAGGTGCCCACCAATCGGCTGGAGACTTGGGAGAAGGGGTACCGGTCATTAAAATAACGAAACCATTATTTCCATGTTCATTTCGGATAGCATCTGCGAGTTTTTGAGCACATTGGGTTCGTTGAGCGGTAGGTGTCTTTAGATTTTGGGACTCATCAAAGATGACCCCAATGGGGGCTGGGTCGCCCTTTTTCCAGGTTCGCATTTTTTGCATCATGCCTTCATAAGACATCATGTCACTGACGATACCTTCTGGTAATCCCCACTTATCAAACTCTTGTCGAATCCCATACAAGGATGATTTAGGGCCAACCCACCACCAGTTTTTTGTCTCAGAGGTGGTCATGGTGGCGATAGCTGCTAACGTATTATGTGTGACAATAAACTCATCCGTAACATAACAATGAGTATCGGAATCAACTTTAATACAAATACATTCGTCAAACCCAACTGACTCTACAGAAATAATGGCTCGGGTTGGCTCATATTTTGTTGGTACAGTATAAGCATTTGCCTTTCGAGACAGTAGGAATGGTTTTGTACTACTATTGAAAGATCCATTAATCCTATGACTGGGTTTGCCAATTCTTTTTTCACCTTTATAAGTATAGGTGGGTTCTTCTTTCAAACCTCGGGCGCACGTTCCCCCAAGAGATTGAATGAGAAAAACCATAGATGTTGCTAAATTGTTTGAGGCAGATGTGAATTCAACGCCAGATGATTCTTGTGCACAACCATCCGAGTCAAGTAATCCTTGGAGTAACTTAGTTCTTACTTCTAAAGTGTTGTAAAGGAAATCTTCTGGTACAAACTTAGTGTCGGAGATTGTACCTAAAAGATTATAGTACCCGAGTGCTTCTCTAGTTTCTTTACAGGTTATTTTGTAGTCTATTTTCTCCCCATGTACTGTTTCATTAGAGGGCTTAAGGTCGGATGACATTAACTGGTTGAGGCGATCTACTGTTTCTTGATCTGGTGTCGAAACATTATATTTATAACCGTTCCCAAGCCAGTATCCCATCAAGTAAGGGTCGCAAACAAGTTTTCGTTTATCAAATTCAACGGGTTCTACCATTGGTATAAACCATTTGTTATTGCCGTTAGCAAATTGCAGTCCTTGTTTTACCATTTCTTGGGTTTCTAGTACTTTCCACCCTTGTCCACGATGTTTCCAGTTTGGGGTTTGGACTCGCCAAAGATGTTCGGCACCACAGTCGGTAGAAGACCCATCTGTGAATGTTACTTTGAAAACTTCTTTAGTACCCTGCGGGTGTAGACTTAGAACTTTACATTCTCCACCATCTGGATCAATAAGTCTACTACCGGTTTTTAAATCACCCATATTGACCCAACCCGTTGGTGTGAGGACTGGGGTGGTTAGACGCCCAAATTTACCTGTACCCATCTCTGCACCCCATACTTGATAATGATAAGTCAAGGCAGTGTTTGCCATTAACACTTGTTGAGTCATCAAATCAAAATAACCAAACCCTGGGCTTCCGAATTTAGGGTAGTCGTGTTCAATTAAAGGCCTATCGAACCATGCAAATGGGTCACCACCTTGTAACCATTCGATCTGGAAACGGTTACGGGTACAGTTTTCCACTGACCAGATTGATCGTTTGTCTCCGTCGATATGTCCATGCCACCTAGAACCCTTCATTGACTTAATTTCGTCTTTCAACGCAAAGGGTGCCTTAAGAAATTCAATCCGACCCTTATCTGTGACTGAATATGTCACAGGCATTTTGTATGTTCTTTTTGCAGTTGCTACAAGAAATTTAGTTTCTATGATACCCATACTTAAATCATACCGCCTTTTTCGTACTTTGTCAAGTTAAAAATCGATTATTCTAGGAAATATCCTGTTTTACCGGCTGTTCGGATTGGTCTCATTTTACCAAATAGTTCGTCTAAGTTGTGTTTACCAAATTGCTGGTAAACACTGACTCCCCATTCTTGGGCGGCACTAGGGCCGCTACCGGCATTTCTCAATGCTTCTGCCCACTGTTCTCCATCACCAGTAAAGATCGTAGAACAGAGGCCACGTCGGTTAGTCATGCCCTGTAAACATCGGAGGCCGTGGGGCCATCCCATGATGTCGGCCATGTCATCTGGATTACTCACCGCACAAAGAACTCCAAAGTGCATCATTCCCAGTATAGGTTTGACATCTGACGTATTACTTACTGAGTCATTGAAGGCTCTGAAATAAGATAACATATATGCTAGTTTGCTTTTAGGTCTCTTACCTGCTTGAACAATAGTTGCGGGGTTATTCCCAGTTAGTTGTTCAGAGAATTTATGAAACCTCTCATTTAGAGTCGAGGTACTAATCAATTCGCTCTGTATCATTGTTCAATCTCCCAGTACTGACCATAGAGTTCCAAATATCGTCTATACAACCGGGCGTACTCAACCCCGAACATAGGTCCGTGGTCTTCTGGTTCATTTACAAACCAAGTACCCACGTGAGCTAGTTCATGGATCAAGTAATCGATACACATTCCTAAGGGCATACGGTGGTCTAGATATACAGCAAACTGGCCATACTCTAAGTACTCGACGAACCCTGTATCATCATCCGGGTAGTTGGGTGGATCAATATCCAACATATGTATGGTAATATGGTACCCACTATCAACACAATCCACTAACTCATCGCATAAGAATTCCCAAAAGGTTTTCTCACCCAATGAGAGACCTTGGTATGGAGTCAGTCGTAATTCTAAATCATAGTTCATCAGTTTTCTCCACCCACATTTGATCCGCGACACCCCAAGTCAGTGCTTCCTGTGCTTCAAAATAAAAGTCAGCCGGTTTCTTAGCTCGCAGGTTCCACCATCTGTGGTTTTTATTGGTGTGCTTTGCTAGTAGGTTTGTCCATACTTGTCCAATCTTCTCGTAATGCTTTACTACACCCTGTAGTTCCTGGGCCTTACCTTCAATCTCTGCTGCCCAGTCATGGTGCATGAACGAAACATTTGGTGCAATCCATCTCATTCCAGGTTGACCGGCTGCGATCAATAAAACTGCTGCCGACATAATTTTTCCATAACCAAAGGTGTGGATAGGGCATTTGATGGTGTTCATAATATCGTACATTGCGAGCGATTCATAAACACAACCCCCAAAGGAACTAATGAACATTTCAATCGGTTCCTCTGAGATTGTTTCCATTAGGTACAACCCTTTGACAACTGCACTAGTGCTTTTCTCATCAATATCTTGACCCAAAAAGACACGTCTATTCGAGACATCAATGCCATGGTCAAAATAGGCATCTACCCAATCCTTATCCATATTTACACCGTTCCGTTAGTATTGTCTTGATGTCGTTGCATCCTTACTGACCGGGCTGGTGGGTAAACTACACCCACCCGAACGCTGACTGTCTCCACCCCCGGCGTCTCAATTTTATCAATCATTGATTGAAGTCTCGCCACCGAGTTTGTCTTAACTTGTTCATCAGTTAGTCCGATCTGATCTTGGTATTTGAAAAGTAAAACAGGTTCATCAGAGTTTCCGTTATCATCAAACCAAATTTCATAAGTTGTTAGATCCCCTAATGCCATCTGTGTTCCTTATTTCTTTTACCAAAGGTTACGGTTGATTTCGCCGATAAGATGGTGGCGGACAATGTCAGCCTCCGTCAATGCGACGTGATTAATTCCATCAATGTGTTTAAGTCTTCGTAAAGCTTCTGAAAAACCACCACGTTGGTGTTCAGGTAAATCTGATTGAGTAGCGTCGCCAGATAAAACTAATCTACTAGGCTCCCCAATCCGAGTCAGGAGGCTTTTTAATTCTTCCTTAGATGCATTCTGACCTTCATCGATTATGATAAAGGCATTGTTGAATGTCCGTCCCCGCATCATTGACAATGGAACAACTTCAATTACCTTATCATGGAGCCACTGGCCAATCATTGATAATGATAGATAGTAGTTCAGTTCATCGAAACATGGTGTCAGGTATGGTCCAACCTTGTCCATCATGTCTCCGGGCAGCCACCCCATGTCTTTACCAACTCCCACTAATGGTCTGGTGATAATGATACGTTCAAGAAAACCTTCTCGAACCATTTGAACACCCATCCCCACTGCGATGTGGGTTTTACCAGTACCAGCCGGGCCAGTACAAAATGTAATATCATTTTCTCGCAATGAGTAAATGTAGGCTTGTTGGTTTTCAGTTCTTGCTGTTAGCTGATTAGGTTTATAACCTGGGTCAACCCCTCTCCTTGGGGTTTTGTTTACGGATCGCGCTTCCCGATCCTGTTTCCGCTTTCTTGGTTTATTTTTACGCTGCTGTTTACGACGGCGTGTCAAAGATCACCTCAGTTTTGTTTTGTGTTACAATCTTAATAAAAACACCAGGTGAGTTTGGGCCCACCTGGTGTTTCGGACCACCTTTGCTCTCTTAACGTTTACGCTTGGATGTGCTTTTTTCATCCACAGTTTCAACATCGGGAGTTTCCATTTTTGCAAACCGTTCGATCTCAAATCGAAGTTGGTCGGCACTCGGTAGGTCGATAGGGCTGAGGCAATCCTCAGCTACAGGAGAGAACCATTCCCATTTGCCCTTTTTTGTAAACTTTGATTTCAAAGTCATTGGCTTGGCAAACCTTGGTTCTGTCTCTTTAGTAAAGCCCCCTTCAATCATTGCCGTTGTTACAGGCAAGTACGTATTGATCGTACTGGATTCGTAACGGCCTGACTTGTTCCCACAGAAAAGTTCATAGAAGGTGGATGTACTCCGTTCATACACAAGATATGCAGGACCATACGCACAACCACTGTCTCTTACATTATCGGCCATGTCAACAATACGTTTGAATTCATCACTCTTTGTGTCATTTGTCACAATGATGTTTTCAGTGTCGGACATATCAATGGCTTTAGCCTTGCGGGCGATAGCTAGCACGTCGATACTGTCACCCAGATCGACAATGTTATCACTAGATTTAGGTACACCATAATGGCCCCCTTCAATCAACGTACCATTTGGGCCTACTTTGCCCTTAGAATACAACTGAAGGCGTTGTAGAAAAGAAGAAGCGGTGGACATCGCATCCAATTCCCGTAGCTCATCTGCTGTCTGGGTAGTCAGTGCATTTTCACCAGCAAAGAGTTCATTCAATACTGCAAGTTCATTTTTTTTAGTCATCGTCTACTCGTCTCCAAAAGAAATTCAAAATTTGATGTGTTACTGATTTGGCTTTGTTAACTCACGCAGTTGTTTTAATTCTTCATAACGTTGTCTCCCTATAATATCGGTTCGGTCTTGGTTACTTAACTTATGTCGAAGTTCATTAACTTGACGGTTACGACCTTTGTCGTGTAGGTTCAATACCCACTCCAATGTAATTCTAGCACCTTCTAGGGCACTTGTCAAGTTTTTCTGAACAATTATTTCTCCGACATTCTCTAGCCGGTCTAATTCTATTAACAAAGAGTCCATAGATTGTAGTCTTGGTCTCAATTTAATTTCATCACGTTCTTTACGGCGTCCACCAATCTTCTCTTCTCGTTTGAACGCAATAAATCTGCCAACCTCTAATTCGAAGTCGCGTGTTTTCATGTCCTCAGCCTTTACCAAGAACTCTCTCTGGTAATTATGTAGCCGGATTCTAGCCAGTGCCACCGCTTTACCTAACCCCAGTTTCCCATCACTGACAAGCACCTTGGCTTCGTCGCACAAGCCTAATAATTTAAGCCTAGTCGATACCCAAGCGGTACTCTTACTAACGGTGTGAGCCAGTTCCTTCAATGTCATGGGGGCTCCAACTTCTTCTCGGAGCGACATCATCCGTTGCATTTGTTCTGCAAACTCAATAGGCCTAGTCTCATAAGTTATGGCGTTTGCCTGTACTTGGAGGGCGAGGTATTGGTCTTCAGTCAATTCCCTTGTTAAAAGTATACAACACGTTTCGGGTGTTGTCAAGTATTTAATTGCAGAAAATCGCCAAGAACCATCTATTATTTCATAAAACCCTTCTCTCACCGGGTGGGGTCGTATTAATAAACTATTCAGTAGGCCTACCGAACGGATGCTGTCCACTAATTGCATAAATTCCAATGAGTCTTCCCTCACTGGTCGGAGCATCGAGTGTGCAGGTAGGATCTTATCCAGCGGCACTTCGATTATCTTGTTTGACATATTTGTTACCCCATAATTCTTGTCTCATATTAAAGTATACCATACTACCCCGCCTTTGTCAAGTGATTTCTGGAAATAAATCCAAAATAATTGAGTGTAGTCAATCTGATGACATAAGGGTGTGTGTTTTTTGAGGGGTTTTGAGGTGAAATGGAGGTAATTTAGGGTTAGCTCCCTCCAATTACATACGGTAAAACACTAGTTATTCTTCTCTTTCTATTGACTTTTTGACCTTTTGATGTAAGAAAATAAAGTCCATAGAGTAAAAAAGTAAGAAAAGAAGAGTTCCCTATAGAGGTGGTGAGGCGCCTCAAAGCTCCCTAGCTCCAGGGCGCCTTTGCGCCCTTCTCAAAGTATTTTGGATTTATTCATGAAATTCACTTGACAAAGTGCCATAAGTGGTGTATACTTTATTGTAAGGTAAATTCCTGGACATTCATCAGCGAGATAATATATGAGAACCACCGAAGCAATCGCTGCTTTCTTGAAGACAATCCCAATCAATTATGCAAAAGACCTCACCGATAGGTGTGATGGTAATCTAGAGTGTCAAATTATGGTAGACCCCAGTGAGGGTGAAGCTGTATACGATGGGGATAAACTAATTCGTAACACATGGTCAGTTACGCCCCCGGATATGCCTACTTATAAGTACCACCATATCCGCATCCCTAGAAATGCAATGTCAGAGCCATTCTATAATGACCCTACTTGTAATTTTCCACTAATGCGACATGTTGAGTGCATTGGTATGACTGGCTGGGATTGGAAGCAACGAAAATCTATGTGGGTTGCGTTCGACTTCGACTCCATCACGGGGCACGCCGTCGGTGTCGGTGTGGATGATGCCTCTTTAGCCGCTGTTAAAAAAGCAGCCTCTCAGATCCCCTGGGTCCAAGTACGTCGTAGTACAGGTGGATCCGGTCTCCATCTATATGTGTTCTTCAACCCTGAAGACGCCCCCGCCACAGACAACCACAACGTCCACGCAGCCCTCGCTAGGTCAGTTCTAGGAATGATGGAACGTGAGGCAGGGTTTGACTTTCGAGGTAACATGGATGTCCTAGGGGGCAACATGTGGATCTGGCATCGTAAGATCAATGATGAAAACAAAGGGTTATCAATCATTAAAGATTACGAAGATTATTGTCCAAACCTACCGTCTAACTGGACTGACAATCTTGATGTAGTAACCGGTCGTTCTAGTAAGATTAAGTTTCGTGGGATTAATGACAATGATTATGACGCCTTTGAGTCACAAGCATCCGGTCGTATGAAAATTGAGTTAGACGATACCCACAAATTAATTGAAGAAAGAATCCATGAACTGGGGTACTCTATCGTTTGGGTACCTGATCATCATTGCTGGCAAACACACACCAAGGCGTTTCAAGACTTAATGGAGAAATACCCCAGTGACTACCTTGGTTTGTACCGAACATCATCTGATGGTGGAGAACCCGGAAAACCCAACGCATTCGCGTTCCCAATTATGGATGGCGGTTTCCGAATTACTAGGTTTGGACGGGGTGCCCGTGAGGACATCCTATGGAACCAAGATGGTAATGATTGGACTTGGACATTTTTTAATCGTCAACCAAACCTAAAAGAAGCCTCTGTTGTTTTGGGTGGTTGTGAAGATCCCGACGGTAAAGGATTCATTTTTAACGACCTTGAAGATGTTAAAAAAGTATGCGAACTACTTGGAGACAAACTAAACCTAGACGAAGACTGGTTAAGTATGTTTGGGGGTGAGCGGCGAGAAATTAGGCTACGTCCTAACAAGCAAAAACAACTTGTAATGGAGATGCAACGCTTAAAAGAAGATAAGCAGCCGAAAGGGTGGATAGAGAAATCCAAGAAGTATACTGCAATCGTTGGCCTAGCCCGTACTGAGGGGGTTATTAGCGACGAAGAAGTAAATTATGATGACCGGATTAGGGCCGTGGTGGACATGAATAATAAATTCGCCCACTGGGTTGTTTGCAATGAAGACAGTAATTGGGTCGAACATAGTAAAGACAATATGCGATCAGCCTTAAGAATTTGGGCCCCCGCTGATGTCGAAACAATCCTCGGAAAAGCCGTCATTAAGAATTGGCAACTGGTCAGCGTCCCTTTTCAACCTGAGTATCTAGGAGAACGTAAATGGAACCGACATGCTCCACAGTTTGCAGTGTCCCCTGGTGAAAGTGGTGGTGATACTAGACATTGGGATATGGTCCTCGACCACTGCGGTCAAGATTTAGATTCCATCATTCGAGAAAACCAATGGTGTCGAGAAAACGGAGTCCACACCGGTGCTGACTATCTCAGATATTGGATCGCTTTTATGTTTAGAGATCCATACTGTAAGTTACCATACTTATTTTTCTATGGTCCTCAAAACAGTGGTAAATCAATTCTACATGAATCGATATCGTTGTTAACCACGGGTGGTGTAGTACTGGCAGACGAAGCATTGAAGAACAAAGGAAATTTCAATGGGGAGTTAGCTGGAGCCGTACTATGTGTAGCTGAAGAAACAAACCTCAGTGCATCAGGATCAGGTGGTAAAACTGCCTATGATCGTATGAAGGCTTGGGTTACGGGTGAGGATATTTTGATCCATCCTAAGAATCAACAGCCGTACAATTTAAAGAATACTTCACACTGGATGCAGATGGCGAACGATATTACTTATGTTCCTATCTTCGCAGGTGACACACGTGTGTGTATGATGTATGTACCAATGTTGGACTCGGTGGAGATTCCAAAAGATATTTTCTTGTCTAAACTGAAAGAAGAAGCTTCTGCCTTCCTACGTCAGATTCTTGATTTGAAACTACCGGCCCCACCAGGACGTATGCGACTTCCAGTAATTGAAACTGATAGCAAACGTGAGGCAGAAGAGGCCAACAATAGTCTTGTGTTTAAGTTTGTTGAAGAACAGTGTTACATGATTGATGGCGCACATATCAAATTGAAAGATTTTTATGATGCTTTCCGAGAATGGACTGGTGATAATTCTCATGAATGGTCATACAATCGAGTATTGACAGAATTCCGTCAGAGAGATATCATACCTTTCGGACGGTATGATAACAATGTCACCTGCTTAGGTAACGTCTCGCTTGTTCCAAAACAAGCCGATGCAGAATACACGGGATCTTTCGTAAGATTCCGACAGAAACTTGTAAAGAAAGACGAGGTATAATAATGGCAGCTAATCGCTTCAATGAAGGTAAACCAAAATTGGGTTATTTTGCTCGAAGTTTCCACTGGGCTCTGGAGGGAGTAGCCCGTGTAATGGAATTCGGTGCAAACAAATACACGGATGGTAATTGGAAACTAGGTGGAAAACCTGATGAGGAGTACCTTGACTCAGCCGCCCGCCACCTGGATTTATTCCTAAGTGGTGAAATCTACGATCAAGACTCGGGGTGCCATCACCTAGGCCATGTAATCTGGAATTACTGTGCCCTCATGGAGTTAAATTACAAAGACACCTCGACTATTGATAAGGAGTTGTTTGCGGAACGTATGGCTTACTGGGCTGCGAAGAAAGAGGGCCCCAGTCCAGAACTTTTTGTAACACTCCCACCTGAATCAGAAATTGCTGCCGACCCTCCCGTCTCAGCAGACGGGGATCAATATGCACGGGCAGCATGTCAGCGAGGGGCAGGGCGGGTACTTAAAAACAAATGCCATGCAACTACCCCGCCCGGCGAGTGTGCAGTTGATTTTTGTCCTGAGTGTCAAGGTCTTTGTGAATACCCGGAGGGTAATTAAATGGGCGAATTCTTATCACTCCCAAACCTAAACGGAAACCCACTCGCAGTTGTCGATGTTGAGACAACTGGCCGAGTGGGAGGTATTCATGAAATTATTCAGATAGCGATTGTCCCATTGACAATCGATTTGGAAATTGCAGATGTGAAACCGTTCTACCACAACATCCGTCCAAACTATCCAGAGAAGGCAGACGAACGAGCTGGGATGGTTCACGGACTTAACATTGATGACCTAATGGTAAACGCACCCACTCAAGACAGGGTTTTAGATTACCTACTAGAATGGTTCTCGGAACTGCCCTTAGGGCATGGTAGGCGTTTAACACCCGTCGCACATAACTGGGCGTTCGAACGTAGTTTTCTAACCCACTGGATGGGGCCAGATTTAATGAATTCTATTTTCCATCCACACCCTCGTGACACGATGATTCACGCCTTGTTTTTAAATGATCGCGCATCTATGATGGGAAAGACCCCACCATTCCCACGTGTCGGACTAACAGACATGTGTAGGAATGTTGGAATTAAACTTGACCACGCTCACGATGCGTTAGCCGACTGTGTTGCCACAGCCGAACTATACGCAGCCTTGATGCGGGCGGTTTCGGGTTAACCATCTACTTTTCTAAAGGGACAACCCTGACAAATGGACGGGGTTACAGGCTTAGATGAGTGTTCGCATTTTGATTCGCGGCACACATGTATAGGTTTGTAGCTACCATCTTTTTGTAACATGATCCCTGTAATTTTTGAAGAACACGCACTATCCACATCGGGAATTAACCGTTGTGGATTTTCTACGTCTGGCGTGTACCCTTCAATATTAAGCACTGCTTCCCCCTCTGGAAAAACTATGGAACCATCACTGTCCATAGCCGGGGCTTTAATCTTAGCATATTTATCAAGATTAACAGTAACCCCTTGGCGACATCCACCGCAACCCATAATCACTCTCCTTTATTAAGTACTACAAGGGGCTGGAGGTATCCAACCATCCTCCATAAATCCATCTTTACCAACAACGCTTTCTTGGTTACCATCTTCGTCAAAGGAACCAGTCCCTTTGTAACCAATAATTTCATTTGAGGTAGACTCTTCTTGACCTACACCACAAGCATCAGTTGTGGTTTGAAAAGCAGGGTGTGGTTGTCCAACAATACCCGGACCATTAATCATCGCTTCAATGCTCTCATACATTTCGTCACGAGTTTTAATATTTCCGAATGAAAAAGTTTCAGCAAGGGAAGCAACTTTGTTACCTACCCAACATCCACTTTTACCCGGTTCGTTACAGTAACACCAACCAAGACCACTCTCACAGATAAAAGGATCCACATCTGGATTAGAACACACTTCACCTACACTGATCCTAACAGTGTCTACTGGGGCGAGGGAAAATATTGTCAAATCGAAATGACATTTATTTTGTTCATCTAATTCATCCGGTGTGGGAAGCTCGTCCAGAACTTCTTTTTGTTCATCCGTTGAAGGATCTGGGTTAGGTCCACTACCAGCACCATCACCTGCACCTGCACCCTTTGTACTACCAGTACCGGTATTCAAGTTGTTAGTGATTTGACCATTCTGATCGGCATTCTGTCCGTCCTGTTGCAAGTCTCTTCGAGTCCCTTCGATATCAGCAACCGTACTTTCATTAATAGGTGACTGTGATGGGGGGATAATAGAGTTATCCTCATCAATGGCCACCGTAGGTTTGATGTCATCTATGTCACTAGGTTTAGTATCTCCTTGATCTGGTCTACAGTCATTGTAGATATCAGTAACCAATGTTACACACGGAGATTTCTGACTGAAGCTAAAACCCGATGCGAGTTGATTAGGTTGACCTAATACATGTCCGACTGGGGCTTCAACATCAACACCTGGACCACCTCCACCAGCGTTTCCGAATTGGACATCTTCCAAAGTTGGATGAAGATCCTCTACAGAAATCCCCGCTGGATAATGAAAATCAAAAGCATCACGTTCACCGGATCTTACAGGGGTCTGCAATACAAAATCAATAGAGTTGTCAGCAGAGTTGTAAGTTGCAGTTTCAACACGACACTTAATTTCACCGTTGGCAATATCTGGAAGTGTTACATAACACCCATCCAGACTTTCTAAAGCTAGTTTATTGATAGGGGTTTTACAAATGATTTTACGCCAAGTATTAGCCATGCGAATCATCCAGAAAGTAGCCGACTTAACAACTAGCTCTTGAATGTTGTAAGTATAAAAATCAAATACCTGCTCGCTCGTACCATACTTTTTACCATTGTACCGAAGAATAACTGTATAGGGATCCTCCAGATGACATTGTGGACGCCATTCACAAACCAATTTAGTTATCAGATCCTCAGTATTGGTATGATCCAAAACGAGAGAGTTTTGCATAACATCATCTTCAGTGATGGTTCCGTTTTGGATAGGTTCTTCTGCAAGGTAGATCAATTGAAATTGATCATCCCTCAATACCAAAGCCATCCTACCTTGAAACGCCATGTCCTTTAACAGATCAAATACGTTCATTCGCCCAGGAACCATGAAGTTCATTGGGTAGTTATCTACCTTAGTCTTAATATCAGCAAAGGTTGCATCCCAAGTAAAACTAGTGTACTTGGTAATTAACCATTCCATGATATCAACAGGATTAGGGCCAATACTTGATGTCTGTGTCACAAAGATATCATCTTCCCAACCTTCGGCCCTTGAAGACAAAGGCCTATCAAAGACAATTTCAGTAGTGGTATACACCCCAAAGTCAGACATACGAACGGTGTAATAGCTATTCGGAACTGTTGTTAATTGACGTAGGTTACTAACACTAAAGGTTCTCCAAGCCTTAACAGTATGTACGGTGGAGGGGAGAATATTAGCGATGTAAACTAATTCGTTATCACCGGCTATACGAACTTCAGACCCTGGTTCGGCCCAAAAGAAACCAGCCTCTACGAATGTGGATAGATAGTTCCAAGCCCTAGCTTCTTGACTATCACCAATATCTTCGACGATATTATTGTAGTTTAATCCTGTACCCCAACCATCACACTCATCAGGTAAAATACAAGTTTGTGTACCGATGCTAGTTTGGTTACCTTCATTCTCATTACCATTTGGTAGCTTATCACACCCAAAGCGTTTCTGTTTCGGGATGAGAGGATCCCCCTCTACCAACTTAGGGTGAGTGCGATCAATAATTGTAAATGTATCTGATGGGTTTTGGATGGTACCATTAAAGCTACCGTAAATTCTTGCCCCACTAATATCCAGTGTAATAAGAGTACCTTGAGGGAAGAACCTTCCGTCTACAATGTCTATTGTGGTATACTCAAACTGAGCTTGTTTGGCAATATTTAAGTCCATCTCACAGATCACTGCTTTTCTTTTACAAACACAGTTGGCTTCTTTTTCGTACACTGGTTTGATTGCTAGACTAGATGATCCATAGGCACCCCCACCAACATACTCGGATCGGAATCCTACAAATCTCCAAGGACAACAAGCCTCATTAGCTTGTTCCTTTTTGGGCCCTAGCATATAATCACGAATACCAAAGCCAGTCTTAAGAAGACCCTTTCTAGCGGAACGTGTCTTTAGAGCAGGGCAAGTACGTACTGTACCGAACACAAGTGGCCAAGGCTCACCAACTAAGTCCTCAGGTACATAATCAAAGTTCCCCTCTTCCATAGAGAACCCTACTTCCGCATCTTCAATCCTAGTGATGATATCAAAAGAGACTGTTCGGTCTCCTTCATTCCACTGCATCGGAGAACTAATTTGCCCCTTGAAGATCAAAAACTTCTCACTCTCATCAAGGCCTTGAAACCATTGATAAACCCAAGCAGGTTCTTTGTGAACATCATGGGTATCCATGATACCTTTAATGGTACCATCAGTGTCATCGAGAGTCACACCTATTTGTTGGGAATCGCTAGACGTACCACTTTGTACACCTTGGATAACAACTGTGTTATCCAAACCACTTACATCCAGAATCTTACCCTCACCATTACCTAGATCCTTGTCCGAGTATTTGTGGACATTGCCACCATCCACCCACTGAATTTCAATAATCAGAGCTGGCTCTACCCCTAGATTTTGATCCAATTTAGCTTGTGAAGCTACTGAGATTGTTCTAGCCATTGAGATACTCCCTTAAAGCATCAGTCAAATCTTCAATATCAGATTGACTGTAGCTTTCGTCTATGTTGATAGGCTCTAATGCATTAATAACTAATGCCCAGTAAGCCCGTTCGACCAAATCCTTTATCTGGGAAGGGTCACGATTACACCTGTTCGAATCCTTCAAATTCGAGTTGGATTTGATGCATGGTATTGTTGCCGGGTGCCGCAACCGAACGACCCACGGCCTCGAATTCGAATGGGTTTGAAGTGAAATTTCCAAGGTATACCTTTCCTAAATGATCTGTGATTTGAACTTGAACCCCATTATAGACTTCAAAAAATGACTGCATCTCCATGGCCTTTGCCTTAGTTAATGCAAATGTCCACAATAACTTTTTACGACGATCTCTTGATTTAACATACGCGTACCTTGTCCCATTCATGGATCGCTTAAATTGTAAAGAACCTGTAGCACCTACCGAGTCACCCAATCTAGGGTTAGGTAGGTAGTTAGTTAAGACAGGTCCAGGAAAGGGCGATTGAATAATAAAAGCCATTAGACTAACTCCAAACTAGCTGAATCAGTAAAGGTTAATGAATTTCCAGCATTTAATTCAAGACCTGTATCAGTAACTTCCATTTCAAGGGCAATATCATTTCTGTCTCTACCTGTTCTGGTAATAGCAGAATCAGGATTAACAATTAAGCCATACCAAACCCGGTTGTTCCAATCCCGTAGAGCGATTTCTTGACCAAGTGTATCTTCTAAGAAAGCAATGACCTCGTAAACCTCGGAGTCTTTAATGCCACTAAAGTCCATCACCAGTGATCGGATTTTAGGCCACTTCGGATCTCTAAAGATAGTAAGTGAACCTCCCCTAGATTCTCTATTGATTCTGGTATATGAATTACGATCCCTATCCCCGAAGTTTGGTGTCCTAAGTGTTAAGGAATTAGTAGCACCTACCAATGGTCCAGCAGGGGTAAAGAAAATTACGTCTGTCTTACGTTGCAAAATCGGTGCCACTGGCCTAATTGTAGATGCGCCCCCTCCAGAAAAGGGTGCGTAAATCTTAGTCGCATCACAATTACCACTACCTATCACTATGTTATCCCTAAGTTGGATAGCAGTGAAGCCATGTGATAAATTTAAAGTGTTCGATGAAGTCAGGTTTCGATCATGGTTAGCCACAACGGATTGGATAAAATCAATTGTTTGGGAAGAACTTTTTCCAACATTTATTGAATTAGATTGGGAGAAGACAATTGACTGACTTTCATTAATTAACTCAATGGGAAAAATAGCCGACTGTGTTAAAGTTAGTGTACTCAAAGCACTAAGTGCAGTTGCGGTTGATAACACCTGTAAAACAGCATTAGTCTGTGTGAATACTAGACTACCACTACCAGTTAGATCGGTACCATTTGGGTTCTCAATGATACGGTTATTCGATTGTGTAAGAAAAAACTCACTGTGCGATGTAGGTGTTAAGAGACCAGGTGTAGTATTCTGAACAAATACCAAGTTATTAGAACTGGTCAGAATTAACTCTTGAGCTAATCTTGAAGAGTTTGAGAACCCAATGACAGCACTTGCGGTCCTTGTTAACAAACCTGGAGAAGCTACTTGACTAAATACTAAAGACCCATTACCTTCGACAAGAACTGGTCCGACAGTACCAGAAGATTGGGTAAACAAAATCAAATCGCTACCCGTTAGATTAACACTTCCAGCGACATCGGCACTTTGGGTAAGTGATAAAGGACTAGTCGCAGTAACGTCTGTAACACCACTGATATTGTTACTTTGTGTAAAAGAAATATTACTGGTCGCTGTAAATGATAAAACATCAACAGAACCTGCCACTTGTGTGAAAGAGATTGAGTTTGAAGCGGTATTTGAAGATACCAAGGCTCTTTGGGCCGCCCCAACAAATGCAAGACTACCAGAGGCAGTTAAATCAGTACCTGACTCCACCACCCTAAGATTTGTCTGAGTAAATGTTACTGAATTTGACCCCGTAACACTAAACTGGTTATGTGTATTAGATTGTGTGAAGCTGAGAGTGTCGGTAGCAGTTCTATCGAAGTTAGGTAGAACAAGACCACCATCATCAACCAACGGTATACCTAATACCATAGTCGCCCCACCTAAGGTGGAGAAGTTGGTACCAAGTCTAGACGTGTATCTTGGCACGTCTGTTGTGACGTCTGTGGTGGCTACTTGAACTCTAACGGTACTAACCTTAAGAGTATCAGTTGTACTAACGTTACCAGCGACTTGGGCATAGGTTCTAGTAACCCTTAGCAAACCAGCATCGACTTGGCCTGCAACTTTTGCAGAGACGCGAGTAACTCTTAATGTCCCGTCAGTAACGGAACCAGCAACATTCGCAGAAACTCGGGTTACTCGTATAGTCATTATCCTACCTCGTATCCAGCTTCCATAGCATTGACATTTGTAACTGTCCACGCACCAGGACCAGCAGCTGGGTCTTGTTCAAAGATATCAGAAACTACCACATATGATGTAGAAGATACTGTAGGGTTAGCACCACTAGATTCAGAAGTACTGCGTCTCACCACGTTTGTAAGCCCATGTGTTGTTACATCCTCCACACGGCATATAGAACTAATAGTCATACCAAAGATCGAACCATCAATATCAGTCAAGGCTGACATAGTGTGGGTGTCTTTATCAGTGATGGTGGCCGAACTAACGTATGTAGTGTCATCATCAATTTCGATCTCGTCCACATTAGAAAAGTTCGTTCCAGACAGGGGCGTTAAATCAGAGGCATTACCAACACCGTCAGGCAGTAGTGTCTCTATTTTCAAAGGCCCTATAAAGTCATTGTTGTTTGAACCTGTCCCATCAGCAATGTACCAATCATCAAAGAGGGTATTCCCCCGGTCAATTGAAGTCTCACCATCGATACCTCTAATTTCAACAGTATCTGCGGCATCTGCTGTGCCACCGTTCTTTGTGTCAATGTTAGTCAAGTTCAGAACTTGTTGACCGTTTGATCTCAACACAACAGACCCGGTACTATTATGAATAGTAACCTTAGCCTCAAAGTAATAAAACGAACCTGGGCGGAATACATTATAGGCGATACCTAGGAAGGTTGAACCACGGGTTACTCTAATATGTCTATGATCTTGTACAGAAAATATTAGATGTTCTACACCATCCCCTGCATGTCGGACAGTAGCAAATTTATCATTTAAGATACTGGCACTCGAAGACCCACCCCATTCACCATTTGATATAGCCAATCCAAAAATCAAGGTGGTTGACTCAGTTACTGTTTTACGGATATAATTATTGCTAGCGCTACTATCTGGACCGAGACTCAAACATTTACCCCCATGCCAACCGTCAAACAACTCTGCACCAGCCCCTGATGAAGTAACAGCAGAGTAATGCATGTTAAGATAAGCTTCTGTTTCTGTATTGCTAGCAGCGTTGGTGCTACTAGAGATACCATCAAAACCCTCACACCATAATAAAGCCATTATGCCACCTCGTAGCCAAATTGCATTGAGTTAATTGTCGCCACAGTCCAGGCCGCAGTAGCATTTGGATCTTCTTCAAATAAAGAACTCACCTCTACCCACCAGTGATCATCGGTGACATACTCTGTAGTTCCGGCCCCTTCAGTTGTACTACTTTTTAACGTAGGGGTACACCCCAATGCCTGGGCAGCAGTACAGGTTAGTTTAGATTCCACCACCACCCCAAAAATATCTCCATCTATAAAAACCAAGCTAGGTGCATTGAACAAATCTAAATGCCCCGACGTACTTGATTCGTTATACGTGGTACTTCCATCCTCAGGTACTTCATTTACATTCTCAAAGTTTGACCCAGCACTGGGGGTCCAATCACTATCATCTCCTGAGGCATTAGGTAGAAGTGACTCTACCTTAATTGGACCTAGGAAATCATTATTGGCAGCACCTGTGGTGTCACAAATATACCAATCATCAAAAAGAGTTTGGTTAGATGCGTTATTGGCCCCATGTCCTGTCACACCCCGGATAGCAACAAAGTCGGACGACACACCACTGGAGGAAACTGTATCAACATTGGTATCTGAAATAATACTCATCCCGTTAGAGCGTAACTCAAATGCACCCACGGAGTTAGAAAAGGTTACCTTGAATTCTATGTAAGACCAACGGTCGGGAGTTAGAACATTTAATGCCACCCCAAGATAAGTACTTCCACCAGATAAAATCTGTAAGTGCCTACCCTGAAACAGTCTCAATGATATGTGGTTATCAAGATCTTTTTCGTAGTCTGAAAATGTTAAGATATTATTGTTGTCATCTTGAGTATCATTTCCAGGTTTTATTGCGAACCCAACAATCAAAGTCCCACTAGCAGACACTTGCTTACCTAAGAAACCGTTGTCACTTAAAAAGTTGTCTCCAAAACTCAATGCTTGACCGTACCCACCCCAACCAGCGTACACCTCAGGTTCAACAGCATTGGATAACGATACATCATGACCTAGGTTATGATATTTGGAAGCGTTAATCCAATCTGAAACATCATTTTGACTACTTGACCCAGTATTATCTGAGATATTATCAAACCCTTCGATATGCAACAATGCCATTAACCCACCTCATAGCCAATCTGCATGGCATTAATTGTTGTACTTGTCCAAGCAGCACTGACGTTTGGATCTTCTTCAAAGAAATTAACAGTTCGTGACCAGTCGATACTAGCAATACCGTGCGAAGAACCTGCACCCTCTACAGTACTACTTTTAAGGGTGGGTATAATTGTTCTTGCAGTGGTATCTGTGACTCTACATACACTGTCTAATCGGACACCGATTATTGTACTGGTTAAGTATGTCAGGTCTTCACAGTTAAACAAGTCTAGGTTAGCCACCGTAGATGATTCATTGTAGGTAGTGTCTCCGTCGTTGCCCTCAGCATCATTTACATTTTCAAAGTTTGATCCAGCACTGGGGGTAAAATCACTATCATCCCCTGAGGCATTTGGTAAGAGTGTTTCCACCTTAATCGGCCCTAGAAAATCATTGTTAAAAGAACCATTTGTATTACAAATGTAGATATCATCTATTAAGGCCACACCACTGGATGTAGCTGATTCACCTTGGGTACCTCTGAATCTAACCGCTGATACATTATCATTAGTCCCAGCCTTAACATCAATACCGGAGTCACTCATTATGTTCACACCGTTAACCCTGACCTCATAACTACCAGTGTTGCTAACCGTGTATTTCATCTCAATGTAGTGCCAACGATCCATCTTAAGTACATGTAATTTATTCTCAATTCGTGTACTACCTCTGTAAATAGAAAGATCGGTACTGTTGTCTACTGATAGGGTTAATTGTTCCTGCAAAGCAGATCTTTCAGTATCTAGAAATTGTAAAATATCAGAAAAAACCTGAGCATCATATCTACCTGGCTTGTAAGAAAAACCTACTATAAGAGTTCCAACACCATTAAAATGCGCATTGAACCAATAATCATCGGCCAAAAAGTTGTCTCCAAATGCTAATGCAGACCCTCCAAGTCGTCCAGGGTAGAATTGAATATCAGCAACATCGCTGGGGTACAAACCTCGAATGTACTCTCGCGCATCTGACTCACTTGCCGCACCCGTGTTAGCACTCAGTTTATCAAACCCTTCAAGAAATAACAAAGACATTAGCCTACCTCCACGCCGAATTCAGCAAGGTTAAGATTATCCTTTGTCCACGCAGCAGACGTGTTAGGATCTGTTTGGAAAATAGAATCATGTCCAACCCAATTAACATGCTCAAAGATAGCTGACTGCGTCGATGTTGAAGTAGAAACGTCCGAATCAACTGTATGAAGGATAGGGATAGGAATATTTCCAGAATCTAATTGTTGCCTAGACTGCATTTTTACGCCAATAATATTTCCAGTGTGGAAAGGTACTAATGTGTAATTTTGTTTGTTCGAACTCGTATTAGTAGATTCAATACCCCTAGTATCTACAGCGCCCGCCGTAGAATCTAAATTAGAAGTAACATCACCACCGCCAAAAATAGAAAAATCAGAATCAGTTGCAACATTCTTTAATGGTTGTCCAACTATTTTAATCGGTCCAAGAAAATCATTATTGACAGTACCTGTACTGTCAAGAATATACCAATCATCAAACATTATTTGCTCTTCAAAAGAAGAGTTAGTCGCCGCTGGGGATCTTAGACTTACACCTGCGATAATTGGATTGTTACTATTTGAAGTTCTTACCCCAGTACCACTAGCAACATTGACACCGTCTATTCTTAATTCATACGAACCACCACTACCACTATCAAATATACTTTGCCACTCAAGATAGTGCCAATTGTTGTCTAGGTAAACATCGTTCGCAGTAACAAATCCACTACTGGTCGTACCATAGTTTATTTGAATACTATTGTTTGACCTAGTTCTAAGCCGAGCTTCACCAAAATCACTGTCACTACTTGGAAAAACCCTGAGGAATTCTTCATTATCTCTAAAGGTGTTAGGGAATTTTATTCGTACCCCTATAGTAATCTCTGTCAAGGCTGGGGGAATAGTTTTGAAAGATTTACCCATCCAAAGATCTGATCCAAATGTTGAAGATGCACCAGATGCTGCTTGACCTCGACCATCATACCCTCGACGAATATGCCATTGTGAACTAGCCGAGGGGTCTATCAACAACCCACCATAATTATTAATGAGATAGTCTAACATATCATCACCACCTGGGTTAGACCCCTCGGTGACAAACGTAGGAGATATCCCTTCAAATCCTTCAAGATGTAACAATGCCATTTTATTCCTCATACCACGCCAGTAATGTACCTGGCCTAGCTTGACCTGAGATACCATTATGAACAAAGAAACCAACCTGATCTGGGGTTAAGAAAGCGGAAGCCCCGATTGTTTCACTACTAATCTCTAGAAAATTTATTCCATCATACGAAACCAACGTAGTTAAGACATTACCTATATGTGAGAATTTTACCCAAGCGCCTTGTCTATGTTCAAAATTGTATGAAGTTCCTTCAATGCTATCAAAAGCAGTAGAGCTACTTAGGTTCCAATTAGAAACAAGATCCCCCTGCCGGATCACTACGGCAGATATCTTATTAGTAGCAGAATCTCGCCAACCTGCACCTACTAACATACTTGCGGAAGTGGTTCCATCACCACCTGCCGCACCTAGTTGAATGTGTGCCGTAATAGTGTATGGAGTACTTGGCTCAGTTTTAACCAACCCCCGAAAACTAAAACCAGTGTTTCCAGCAGCAGTAATTGACATGCCACCGTCGTGATCATTAACAGTTGAACTACCTTGGTTACTCCAAGAGAAATCAGAGGATGTTAAGACTACACCAGATGCACCCTGCATCCTTTCAGGGATTCGATCCCTTGAAAAGTTTACTACTTGGTCCTCCGCCCATTTTGTAAAGGATTCACCCGTCGCGAGAGGTAGGACATAATCGCCGTCGCTTTGGGCAACCGCTGTTGAGCCCTCTTGACCTCTAACAACAGTTAAGTCATGGGTCGCCCTACCAGTTACCAATAGAATCTCATCCCCAATTCGGATATTAAAATCACCTTCACTGGGGAACACAGTTCCATCTAATACTGTCACTGTCGTAGCCGCATCAGTAATTGCACCATCTAGTGTGGTGTATACTTGATTGAGGTGTTGAATCTGTCTAGCCATTATTCTACCACCCAAGAGTCAAAGTGGAAAAAAGCACCCACGTCCGAACTGCCACTATTAACAAATAGACCGACTTCATCCATTGCAGTAGTTGGAAAAGTCCCTCGTGTTTCTCGACCGGTCTCCCACCAATTGATCCCGTCCATTGAGATATACGAAATCATATCAGTATTGTTATCTTCTAATCGTAGCCAGATATCACCCGATAGATGAGTACGGTCCGCACCCAAGGAAGTCGTGGCATCTGTTGTTTCATTAGTAAATTGCCAACTAGATGCGGTTTGGCCAATACGGTGTGCATTTAATTGTAGCTTACCAGTCGCTGCCTCTCTGGCACAGATGCCCATTACAGCGGCACTAGCCCCTGTTGAATACCCTGGTCCAAACAAACAATGAGCAGTTAGTATCCAAGGCGCACTCGGTGCCGCAACCTTTAAGATCCTAAGAGAGTCGCCCCCTACGGATGGGGCAGCAGTTATGGTTAAACCACCTGATGTTTCATCGATAACGGTAGTAGTACTCTGGTTCACCCATGTAAAACCACTCGAAATTATAGTGGTTCCATCGTTCAGCAGTCGGAAAGGATTTCTATCACTAGCACCACCTGAGACATCATCCATCCATTTTGTCAAACCACCTGCGGTTAGAATCATTCTAACTGAAGTACCACCGGCTTGAATAGCACCCGTCGTACCTTCAACACCTCTTTCAACCGTTAATGTATTAGTAGACCTCGCTGTCACTAGCATAATTTCGTCATTGACGATTATACGATAATCTCCCTCAGCTGGAAAACCAGAACCGTCTGCTACATTAACAGTAGTCGCTACAGCAGTGATTGCACCACTAATAGTGGTTAAGGCATTATTCTCTAAGAGTTCTCTTCTCATATCATTCCTCAGTTAAAAAGAGACTGGATAAGTTGATCCATCAACTTATCCAGATTCTCAGCAAGGTATTCAATTATGCACTGACTGTGTAAGTGATCTTCAATTGATCAGAATTTACAACAGCAGTGTCGCCTTGGTCAAACAAAGCAGTAGCCCAGAGTGTCCCATCAGATGCATGGTTACCTTTGGTATTGGAAGCAGCACCTCCGCCAACAATAGCTAGACCCTTTACAGTTCCAGTAGCAGTCATATCAAAAATAGTTTGTGAACTATTACTAATAGACTGAGCAGAAGCTGCATCAGGGGACCATACCGGACGAGTCACTGTAGAGTCAGAATTACCAGCATCGGTGTAATCCTTATACTCTTCCCAGTCATTGGCCACTTGGTCAATGTCATCGTAAGTATCTGTAGCAGCCAATGCACCGTAGTTTAGATTGTCAATTAGCAACATATTCCAAACAGTGATTTGAGTATCAGCATCAAACATAATATCAAAAATGGCATTCTTACCTTCATTAGTAATACCATTCTTAAAATTGTAAACGGCTAATAGTTCACCCGCTCGCCAATGCTCTACGTGAAATTCTCCACGTGGTGAGAAACTATTTCCCACGCCGCTTTGAGGGGCACCAGTGGTACCTTTTTCCACGCCTGCATTTTGACTGAATTTCATAATATCTTTCATCGTACCCTCTTGTTGAAAATTACCGTAAGTTTAAAATTAAAAACGCGATGAGGTACCACGTCGAAACTCACGGCGAAGTTTCGACAGAACCAGTCTAGCAGTGTCATCTGGATTGGACGTTCCATTCACATTGATGTCACCTATGTTAACAGAGTTGTCGCTGACCGTACCACCCTCGGCACGGTACACGGGGTTAACTCCCGCGTTCATAGCAATTAATTGAGAAGCAAACTGCTTGGATGAGCGGCTATTAACCACAAACTCACCTGGTGACAGCATTGCCGGTATAGTATCAGTACCACGAGCCGCACCACCTGCCGCCCGATACAAGGGCCCACCAAACATTCTGTTAGTAGGTGTTGGTAGGGGAGGAGGAGCTATGGTATTAGCAGATTGTACTGATCTGGAATACGCATCCACTGCTACTTTAGCACGGGAAGCTGCCGAAGCAGTTACATCCCAGGCCGAAGCATTACTATTAATTGAACCAATATTAGCTAAGGCAGCTTCCCCCATTTGTCCAACTGTCTCAGTCGAACCATTCAAAGAAGTGTTTAGCCGATTAACCGTTTCAATATTAGACTCAGCAGCTGTCTTAAATGCCAACAAGGATTCTAACCGTAAACGATCTGACTCTGTAGCACCTCCAATTTCAGCAGCAGTTTGTCTAGCAGCGGTCAGTTTTTCAAAGATATTTAATGCCTCTTGCAAGACAGCAGTATCTCCAGCCTCCCCACCTAAGTCGAATCTATTAAACACATCAGTTCCGATAACGGCCCTAAGTGCACTCATGAACTCTTCAAACTTCTCCGGAGATAAGTTAGGGTTTGTTGCGATTGCATCCACTGCGGAATTAATCTGCTCTGCAAACTGCCCTGGCCCAGTAGTATCTTTAAACAAACTCTTAAAAATTTCCCCTGTGGAGACTACGGACTGTTGGGCGGCTTCGAATCTTTCTTGAGCACCGGTCAAGTTATCAATTTCTCTAGTCCCTTCAGCAAGTGCTGAAATTAGAGAAGAAATCTGATCTGGGCCGTCCTGAACTAAATCTAGTTCGATACCAATTTGAAGAACATTATCGTCAACGACTTTATTTAAGCTAGTAAAGATACCTTCAACTTCTCCGACAACTTCACCACGTCGGCCTCTAATACCTTGAACAGCATTATCTAGATCATTATCAAATTGGGTCGCTAAACTTTGGATACCAAGAAATTCGGTTAAATCTACTTGACCACTATCTAAGCCAAATTGACTTAGTTGTAATAGTAAATCATTAACTCGCTTTTCCTGAGCCTGTAGTTGAGTTTCATTAAAGATCTGTCCGTTATTGTTAAGAACAGAAAGTTCTTTCTTAACAGAACCAACTAAAGATTTTAGTTTCTCAGTTTGGGCAGCATCTTCGGCAGCGGCAGCCTTAGCGGCCTGCCTACGTTTTTCAATAATCTCAGAACGTTGACGTTCAAGATTCACTTGATCATTTAATGCTGTCACTACCTGTTGTTCAGCTTTGGCAATAACACCAGCGTTTCCACTAGCATTGGCAGCCGCAAGACCTTTTTGAGCAAGATCTAATCGTCTCTCTAAAACTTTAGCAGCAGAATCAAAATCCTTCAAATCTCCAGTGCCTTGGATTAAGTCTTTAGCATTGAATGCTTGTTCTTGAGAAGCATTAAATAATCCAGAAGCTCGTTGTAAATCGTTAAGATTCTTCAACCGTCGGTTTAGAAGGAAGTCGTCTTTTTTAGCTTGGATGCTTGCTACTTTTTCAGCAGACTTGACTTGTAAGGAATCGGCTTTAGTGACAGCATCTTGGATCTGTCTACTAATAGACTGCCTAGTTTTAAGGATACTGTTTAAGGCAGATGTAGAACTAGAAGTGAATTCTCTATTCAATTCAGCAACAGAACTAGCCGCCTCCTTTCTCAAATCCGTAAACTGTGCTCCAAATACAGCTGCGGCCCTAGCCGCTTCTTTAAACCCTTCGGATTGGTCTAGCAATCTTGAATGACTATCATCTAAGTTTTTGTTAAACCGGTCTAAAACTTCTGTAGCACGTTCAACTAATGGAGCATACTGAGCTTTTTCGAATTGCTCAACAGCATCACTCAAGAGTATAAACGCAGCTACTGTGGCCCCGACGGCTAAAACTAATGGTCCAAGAGAAACTAACAATCCAGAGGCAGCTGTAGCCATACCACCAATACCAACCGAGGCAACAGTGGATGCCGACCCAAAGGCAAGTAATGAAGCAGCACCTGCTGCTAATACGCTACCAGAAAAGATAGGGTTAGCCTGAACATCATCAAGGAAGGAATTCAACCCCTCCAAAGCATCGTTAATTATAGGGATAACTACTGTAGCAAAATCACGAAAGGTGCTACTGAGTTCTTGCACCGACTGTTCGTATGTCACCGCATCATTGTTAACAGCAGTTTGGAAAGCATTCTCTAAGGCTTCTCCTGCCTCCTGAGTACTGATGTTTAAAGCATCAAAAACCTCTCCTGTCTTATCAGCATCAGTACCTAAAAGTGACAATACACCTTGGATAGCACGTACATTGTTGAAAAATCCAACTAGTGCAGCATCATCTCCGGCGACCTGTTGAATTCTCTGTAAGAATTGTAGAAGACCTCCAGATTGCTGAATACCTTCTTGAGCCGTTGACACACCTAGTTCTTGGAACGCCGCAGATAGTGATTCAGTTGGTTTAGACAGTTTATTAAGAATACCTAAAACTTGGGTCAACGCAGTATCAGCTTTAGCACCACCTTGGGTGATACGACTGACAGCAGAACCTAGGTCATTAAAACTGATTCCAAGGGCGTTCGCCAAAGGTGCAACACGGCCAAGAGAGTTAGCGAGTTCGCCAGCCCTAATACGGCCTTGCTCGATTGTCTTGAATAGAATACCTGCAACTTCATTTGATTGTGTGGCATCTTTACCGAATGCATTCAACGAAGATGATAACAGGTTAACAGAATCAGTTAGGCTACTATTAGTGGCTCGGGCCAACTTAGCGGCAGCCTCTTGAAACTCGATAGTCTCGGTTGATTTGTCTACCTGGTTAGATAATTCCTGGTACTTAGCTTCCGCCACATCTAGAACATCAAAACCAAACTTCTCAGATGTTGCAGTAAGGTTTGCAAAAACGTCAGCATTAGAACCTAAGCTACCTCCAGCGATAGTCTGAATCTCACCTACTCTTTTTTGTAGTTCTCTCGTCTGGTCAATTGCATCCCCAATACCACCAGTGATTTTACTAAATGCACGTACAATAACCTGGGTAGCAACAATTCTTCCTAAAGTTTGCCAACTGAGTGTCAAATTTTTAGTTTGATTATTTAAGGTGTTTAGAGCTTGGCCACCTTTATTACCAGCGGAATCCAGTTTTGCTCCAAGACTACTTGCCGCAGTGGCCGCACCTCCTAGTGTTTTAGATGGGTCAGCAGCATTTAAGGCCTTAAATGATCGGCTTATCTTTGCTTGATTAAATGCCCTCGCACCCCCTGCAACAGAGTTTAGTTGAGTTGCAAGTGTGGCCAATGATTGATTCAACGTATTGATTGTTGAAATGGCGCCTTCTGCGTCAAAACCTAATGTTTGGATAATTTGCTCAGACATATGCTAACCCACTCTAATACGTTTAATTTTTAGAACTGCTTTCCGCCAAGGTGAGGGTAATTCAACTGAACTTTTTACGTACTCTTCAAAAGCATCTTGGCCCATCTTTTGAAAGTTATACGGCCCCGGTTCCTTCAGTTTTGCGAATAGACGGCCAGCTTCGGGGTTAGCATTGGCATCATTGTATTCATTGAACACTAATCTAAATAGAGTTGTCCCATAAGTAAAAGTATACAAACCTGGACTGGATCCCCTAGACACTTCTCCTTTACTTTGTTGAAAACCTAGTCGGGGTCCACCCTTCGCTGAAGGACTCATTCCTGTAATAGTCAGAGGGAAATTAACCTCCCTAGCCAGTTTCAAAAAAGTCCCTCTCGAAGCACCTGACCATACTGGGATAGCTAACAGCACAGTCGAGTTTAACCACACTGTCGCCGCCCTATCAATGTCATGGCTTAATACTTTGTCCAATTGAACAATATACGCAGCAGTGTTTAGTGAGGGTGCTTTAAATCGTACCGTAAATTTCATGGTCAACCGTTACCTCCGCTTCCCCTTTGGGTTAGGGGAACTATTGGGTGTACTCGCTTTAATATCTTCATAGATAGCACGTTGATGGAAGGCAAGAATCTTTGCCTGCATCCACGGACTGTTATCTTCCCAGCGGTCTTTTACACCCGGAGGTTTGACGCCAAGTCTCTCGCAGGATTCCCAAATTACGAATTCTGCTGAGGCATATTTGGGCCATTGGTACTTCTTTATTTGCCCGCCTGACCACGTAGAAAAGCCTGTCTAGCTGACTCTAGTTTTCTTTCATCTAAGGCATTGGCTTCCATACAAGCATTACAAACTCTGTTTAGCTCAATTTCAGAAAAGCCAGCTTTTTGCATTTCCTTGGTGTAGTTTGTCCAAGTTGACGGAGCATCTAATTTAACGGTTTCCCATTCGATGTTAGAAGGCTCTAAGGATTTAACTACGATCCAAGCCATTTTCTTAATGTTGTAATCAGTTAGTTGGTCTACATAACCCTGATCTAAGAAATTGTATTCTACGGCACTTCCGGCTTTTTGGACAGCAGGTGGTTTTGGGGCTACTAGGTAGCTATCAATTTCTGACATATCAGGAATGGCCACAGCTATGATAACTATGTCATCTTGTGTTTCGCGAGGCAGGACTAGCGTAACTTGATTTGGCCCATTAATTTCACGACCGTTAATTTTCATTGAATGATTCCTTGCAAAGAATATAAGAGTAAAAAGAATCGGGGTTGAAGTCAACCCCGATAAGCTTTAAGATACTATCTTAAAGGCTGTTCCTTAAGATCGAGTAACAGTCGGATTGACTGTATTAGACCGACCTGTAAACGAAAGTGTAGCAGCACTGAGATCTACTTCGAGACTATCGTATCGAAAGTCTTCAATCAGTGTGGTTTCATCTTGGGCAGTACCACAAGACTGACTCTGCAATACTTCTAGATCCACAGCGTATGGTTCACAAGCATCCGATGAAGAGGAAACCCATTCACTCGCACCACCAACACCATTCATGGCGTCGTAGGGCGAAATTGTTTCCGCAGTACCGGTGGTGATTTGCTCATACACACTGTCAAGAGTAACATCCATCGGCTGTTGATCGCCTTCACGGACAGTATCAAGGTTACCACGATCCAATAGGTATTCGTATTCCTTGTTAACCGACCAAGTTAGGTTTCCATCTCCGAGCTTTACTTCTACTTCTTGTGCTTGAAAGGTGATAACACCGTCGTCCGCATAAGTACCAGCACCAAGTGCGGGTGTAAAGGTAATATCGGTTGTAGTTCCAGTACTTGGTGTCCGTGCTGATACTGTATGAACCTGAGTTGCCTCAGTTTCACCAGCTACCAAAAACCTCGCCCCAATAGGAACTTGATCTGTAACAGTACTGTTTAAAACAATAGTGTCAACAGTCATAGTCGTATCGGTTGTTACCGGAACTGTAGAGTCATTAATCGCGCCAGAACCAGAGAGACCGTCTTTGATCTTGATTGTGGCGTCACGCAATTCAATTCGTGCCATTTTGTTTTCCTCGTATAAAAAGACTGCCTATTGGCAGATGGTCATTTCTAGACTGATGTCCACCCCGTATTGACGCATCCGGTCTTCCCGGTTTATCTCGCCAAAGTGAAACACCCTAATACTCTCATCATTACCCCGCCTGAGAGTAAGGCACCCAATCAAAGATTGGTCATCCTCAACACCAGTACCATACTTGTAAACTGGTATAGAAAGACTGGCAGCTTGGGCCATGTAACCCGCCATTTCTGTACCCTCGTATGCATTTGGTGACTTACCTCCCATATAAGAAAAAATCAAGATGTTAGCATCTACACCAAAGTAGTAGTAACCTCTACTCATTTCTCGAATGAATGGACCGTTTACACGGATTTCAATTCGGCTTGGAGATTCTATGAACGAAGTTAAACGTTCATCAATCCCTTCCACCAACGCTGGATACTGTTGTGCGGTAGCCGCAACCTTAAAATGATCCGCTACAGACGCCTGGACCCACCTGGGCCAATTAGGATCATAAGACATTAGACTTCTCCACTTGCAGTATTTTTAAAGTCTGCGATGTTGTATCCAGACAGATTAAAAATCTGCTCCGGTTTGACGCCAATCATTTCAACACCTAAAACTTCCCAGAGGCTATCGAACTCATTGTCCTTAGCTTGTTTCATTTCATATTTTTTACCATTATAGACAATCCAATCATCTAACTTAATCTCGTAACCAGCAGGTAAGTCACGCGGGTCTATATAGAACCACCTCGCACCTCTGTCATACGTACCACCGTATACGAACGCCTTGTCCGCAGAGATCATTGAAATCGTCTGCACTTGCTCCCTTGTCATTTTTACGGGTAGAATAATCGCACGGGCAACCGTAGAAACCTGTCTCCCAGACCAGGTTATTTCACCTGTTTTGGTATCGGTAGTCTTGTTTCCTTGTTTATAAACAAAGATGGTCCCACCATACAAACGTTTCAATTTATAAATTGTCTGCCTGATACGCATGGATAGATTCCTTTTTATTACCGCCTGTGTAACGGCAGGATCCGTTAAATTAAAGTCACCCTGATTATCATTAAGTCCAAATCCAAAGGCCACAATACTCATTATTCAAGACGCTCCCGACGTTCAGCCCCTCGACCACGATAGGCCTGAGTCCCGTCTGCATCCTCATATAGAGAACCACTTAACAATACAGTCACACCATCATCATCATATAGAGTAGCGACACCTGTACTTGAATCAGTAACAAATTTATTCTGAGACAATTTACGAGATAGAACAACATCTTCTGCCATGATTAAACCAGATGAATCCACAGTTAAACCCACACCAGAATTATCTATTAATTTTCCAACACCTCTGATAACAACAACCCCTGAAGTACACGAAGCATGCAATGTTACTGTACCACTTGTCAGGTCAATAGAAATACAGTTTCCAGCAGTTATATTTTGTAATTGGATACCTCCAGCATATCTCCTAATTTGAATACCACTGGAACACCCGTTTACATCTATAATTGGAGAATTAGCACCCGGAGTGCCGGAGACACAATCGAAGAACGAAATGTCAAGCAACGATGCAGGGGTGTCAACAAGTGTGTATGTAGACCCATTCAAAACGCAATCCACCATAGCACCTTCAAAATTTGTTATGGATTCAGTAATACACTCTCTGATAACAGTGAACCCAACCCCTTGAGTACCGCCCAAAGCTAAGTTTTCATATGCAGTATTTACACATGGGGCACCGGCCAATGCTACAGTTGCGTCTAAGATATTTACCCCTTCTATAGCATAATTACCTAAATCATAACTTGGTATAGCTACCAATGTACCATGGAGAATAATCTTGGTAAGTCGCCTGCTCGAAGCTATAATATCTGCATCAGGAAAATTATTAACAGGATCTGTTTGAGTTCCTCTGGGGAAAAGAGTACCAGAAAGACCTTGGGCTACATCTAGGTTAACAGACCCCGCAAAAGACTGGTCGTTGATTTGCTCCGAGAAAGTAAGTCCAGCAGAGTTTGCAGATCGAATAGAAACTTGGTTGACGTTTGCCACATCTGCTATATTACTATTTGCTCCAACTAGGTTGACAGCATACTGACCATCTTCAAATGTAATGGTGTACCCGTTGATAATTTCTATTACCCGTGCCAGCGTAACACCTCCCACTGTAACTGGTGGATTGTGATTGTGGGTGTGTAAGAAGACCACACCATCTTCGTCATCCTCCAAATCCTTAAGTGTAAGACGAAAGACATCAATATCCAATGCACGAATCTCAGGTGGTCCCGCCGATACTAACTGCGTATCTGCCTTAGGGACGTTAATTACCAACGTAGCCCAGTCGATTGTAATCGCCATGTCTAACCCCTTATTTACTTGTTGGACCAGTTCCCATTGCAGTAGCGAGACCATGAATTTGACGTTGGTTAATCTGCGCCAACAACACTGTTATTTGACTTATGTTCTTTTTCAATTCCACAAGTTCACTGTGGATGGCAGTTAGTTCATGAGCTTGTTGACGCAATGTCATGACCACCGCTTTATCATTTCTGTTCTGTAAGTCACCCATATTTATCCTTAAAGATTGTTTAGGAATCCTTTATTCATCGGATACCATAAATGAATTTGTGTCAAACCCAGAACTGGTAATAGTCCCAGACAAAGGCGATGTTTTGTACAGAGGGGAACTAGTCCCCTTTCTGACCCTACCAGTAACCGGCTGCGGGTTAG